TTGGCAATGCCATTATATTTACTCCAAGGTCATATTTATATTTAGCGACTTTTTCAGACAAAAAAATGCGGGAATTTTTTTCCCGCTTTTATAGAATTGAAATTTCAATTTTCATTTTATCATTTCCATGTTTACATCAATTTTTCCATAGAAAACACTCAAGTATCCATCTGGTTGTAATGCAACAGCTTCTGGATGTATTGGAAGAATTTCTTGTGCCATAACACCACGATATCTTTGTGGTTTACCTATGTAATTCCATTCGTAGATATTGATACCAGACGGTGAGTTTCCTACCTTAGTAATGTTCTCTTTCAATCTAACATCACTTGCCATAGGACCAGCATTTTGACCTGATGGTGCTGTTTGTGTAACAGATGTAAGATCCTTGTTGAGGATATGATGTCTTGTATAATAAAACTGTGCTGTTACCTTTGTTAATTGTCCTGTACCAAACTGTAAAGGAACTGCATCAATTGCAAACGGCCATGCTCTTTCCATTACATAACATAATGATTCTCTACCAACAGCACCAGCACCACCTATTTCTGTTTTAGTGATATATATGTCTCTACAATAATCTGATGGATATGATAGTCTGTTTGATCTATTGGCCGTAAAGCTTCTACCATCTCCTGCACTTTTAGGAAGTTCTTTAAAAATTTGACCGAACCACTCATTAAGATATTTTAGTGGTGTCATGGAAGCATCGCATTGAAATCCTAATTGAAATTCTGTGAACACCCTTGTATGAGCATAATTTATTTGTCCTTCACCTAGATATCTACCTTTTAATGTTCCACTAGCAGCTTGAACATTAGGAAGTTGTGCTTCATCGCATAGAAAACTAAACATTGGTTCACCTGACATACCATAATTATTATTATCTGCCAATCCAGACATACCACTACCCTTGATATCAACCTTGAAACTATTGGAGAGAGACATTCCTCCTTTAGTATTGGTTGCTTCTATGAATGTGCTTATAAAATCTGCCACGTTTTATAAATATAAGGGAACATATTATATTTATGGCGTACTCTGGGATTTACAAACCAATTAATCCTAAAAAGTACCGTGGTAACCCAAGAAGAGTTATCTACAGGTCATTATGGGAACGAAAGTTCATGGTATTCTGTGATAACCAACCGTCTATATTAGAATGGGGTAGTGAAGAAGTTATTATACCATACAGAGCACCTGATGGTGTAATAAGACGATACTATCCTGATTTTTACATTAAAGTTCGTGAGGGATCAGGAAAAGTAACAAAATACATTATTGAGATCAAGCCCAAAAAACAAACCAAACCACCTAATGTTAAAAACAAAAAGACCGCTGCCTATAAGCGTGATGCACTAACTTTTGCTAAGAACCGTGCCAAGTGGGACGCTGCAGAAGACTTCTGTGAAGATAGGCAGATGAATTTTATGATTCTCACCGAAGATCATCTAGGAGTATAGAACAATGGCAACAGGATTTGGCACTATTCAAAGGAATACTGTGTCTACACAAGCGGGGTATCAAACTCTGTTTGAAAAAATAAACGCAAAAGCACAAGGTCAGAAGAAAACATTAACATGGTACAGAAATGCTGTAAAATCTGAAGCAAGTAGTTACAGAAAGAATTTTGACAAGTATATATTAAATGAGAAGAGCGATAAGATTGGTGCTGTACAAGACCAAGACTCCAACGAACTTCGTCGTTACACTGTACAAGGACATCTTTACATGTTTGAATATGGTGCAAGATCAAAGTATCTACCATACTATGACAGATTTCCTCTAGTATATGTTATCAAGTCAGAGAAAAATCAGTTTTGGGGAGCAAACTTACATTATTTAAAACCAAAGAAGAGATTAATTGCTACCAGTAAATTGATGCAAGGTAGAATAGACTTTCCAAAGTCATGCTTTCACAAATATATACAACAACATGTAGAAGGATTAATGATTGATCTTGCTGCTACCGAGTGGGATACTGCAATCTTATTACCAACAGAAGACTTTGTAAAAGATGTAAATGGTTTACAGTTTCCTATACAAAAGGAAGATGTTTGGTCTGATACAGAAGAGAACTTCTACGATAAGATTAGAGGTCAACGAATCGTAAAAGGTTATGGGACTAAACAATCTGTAAATATGGCACTAAATAGTTAAAAATGTAGTTTCAATGGCAGAATTTGCATCATTTAGAGAAGACGTTGAAGAGCAGAAAGCACTTAATGAATCGTACAATAACAGAATCAATATGTCTAATAGGGACAAGAAGCAAAAGATTCTTGAGTCTTATTTTGGTCAGCCTAAAAAAGGAGACTATATTCCTGGTAAGAAAGGAACATGCACTGTCTGGAATGGTAAGAAATGGGTGCATCGTGGTCAAATGGCATGTAAAGCACATGGAACGGGTACTGAATATTTTACCGATGCTAGATTTGATGAAGCTGTTAATAATATAGATCCAGAAGCAGCAAAAGTTTTAGTAGATGCTGGAGTAATTTCAGCAGATGATGTAGGATTTTATGTCAACTCACCATTAACAGTTACAGAACCAGTTAATGCAGAACTACTCAGATATCCAGAGGATATGATCAATGATGAAACTGATTACATGATGTTCAAATTCTATGAGTATGTTCCACCATTCGGTGGTGACGTAGAAAGACCAAGAAATAATTTATATGATCCAGATAGTAATAAAAGTGAGAGTCAAATTCTGAATCAAACTTTAGGTGCATACAATTCTAGTGTAGCATTTAGTGCTAAAAAAGCTGAAGGTTATAAAACTATTTTACTTTACATGCCAGATGATATTGGAGATGCTTTCTCTGCTGGTTGGCAAGGAAAAGCATTTGGAAACATCTCTGCTGGTATTATTTCTGCTACTGCTGGATCAGAAAATTTTTTAAATGCCATAGGAAATCTGAAAGAACCCGCAGGAGGTGCTCTTACAAGATTACAAACTAATGCTGCTGCTGAAGCAATAACTAAATTAGCAACATCAGTTACAGGAGATACAATTACTTCATCTGATGTTTTCTCATCAGCAAAAGGTGTTATAAGAAACCCAAATACTGAAGTTCTATTTCAAGAAATGAATCTAAGAACTTTTGATCATTCATTTAAGATGTCTCCATATAATACAACAGATGAGAAGAACATAAATGCTATTATAAAAGAATTTAAGAGAGCAATGTTGCCATCATATAGTATAGGAGAAACTGATCTTGCTCAGGGTAATAGTGCTGAAATAGATGCTGCTTTCATAAAAGTTCCAAAGTTAGTTCAAGTTTCTTACATGAGAGGAGGTCAACAACATCAAATGCTTCCTAAGTATAAATTATGTGCGTTGACCGATGTTTCAATTAGTTACACACCAGACAATAACTATGCTACTTTTGCTGCTGGAGGTCCTGTAGCATATGAATTGAAATTAAACTTCTTAGAGACAAAACTCGTCTTCTCTGAAGAAATATCAACAGGTAATCACTAATGTATTTTAAAATAGTACCAGACATAGCATACGATCAGAAACCAATATCGTTTCCATTTTCTAAATCAGATTACGTTGTTGCTAAAAATTTCTTTCGTAGATATAAATTAAATGATGATATATTTTCTGATGCTGTTTACTTTAAGAAGTATGCTATTCAAGAAGGTGAAAGACCAGATAGTATTGCCAAAAAAGCATATGGAAATCCATACTATGATTGGGTTGTCTTACTAACAAATAATATAATCAATGCACAATATGATTGGCCTCTATCTGGATATGATCTTGCACAAGTAGTAGAAACTAATTTTGATGATCCATATGGAACGATTAGACACTATGAAATCAAAGAAGAGATAGGAAGATATGCTAAAGGTTTGCGTGTAGATAAAACTTTCTATGATGGTCAACACAAATTAAATATTAATGGATCTGTAGTGATAAAGAATGGAAATGAGATTGCAAGTCCTGTTACCATAGCAGATTATTATTACGATGAGAATGAAAAGAAGAGAGAAATATATTTACTAAGAGCAAAATATTTTAGAGGATTTGTTGCTGACTTTAGAAGACAGAATCTTTACAAAGATTCAAATGATTTTGTAGCAAAAAGATTAAAGAAAACTGGTTGACTTTTTTGACAAAAAAATACCCAGAAATTTTTTCTGGGTTTTGTAGAATTGAGTTTTCAATTTTGGTCAGCATAACTGAAGAAGAATTCTTTTATTAAAGTCTCTGCTTCTTTCTTACCGAACCTGTTGGAGAGATAACCTGAGATCGGATCTAATCTTATCATGTAGTCATCAAAGTCATGATACTGTGTTGTGTCTTCACCAGTTGGTTTGTGTTCATCTATCATCTCTTTATAAACTTCAAGATATCTTCTGAACATAGGTAAGTGTTCGTCAACCTCATCTGGTTTACAATATCTAACGTAGATATTCTCTGAGAAATGATTGCCAGGTTCAAAGAACCTATAAGTACCAGTTGCTTTTGGTAGTTTGTCAGTAGAGAACAAGTAATTTTCTACTGGATGTTGGAAATCAAAAACTAATACAACTCTCTTGTCACTCATGCCCATAAGATCCATGCCAAAACAAGGAAGGTTTGCTCCTGTCTTAGGATAGATTATATTATTATGAATAGTGCAAGACTTGTTATCCCATATCTCTATTTGTCTAGACTTAATAAAATGCTGACCTTTGTAGAGGTCAGCAGTAAGGTTAACACCTTTTTTATTAGTCCATTCAGCATGACGCTGAACAAATTGGATGTCAGGGAATAACTCAGCAACGGTTGCTTTATAGTTAACCCAGAGATCATTCATTAGTTATTCTTCTGCAAGTTTCGCAAAGTATGATAACGCATCATCGTCATCAACTACTGCTTCTTCTTTTACAGGTGATGGTGCTGCAGCAACTGGAGTAGGAATAGGTTCAAACTCTTCGTCATCTACTGTAGGAGTAGCGGTAACTGGTCGTTGACCTATACCAAGAACGAGATTTAAACGACGCTCAAGATCTTCATAAGACTTGAACTGATCTCTAGAAGTGAATGACTCTAACGAGTATTCTTTTTTCCAGACTGCTTCCAATTCAGAATCATCTGAACTAATAGCAGAAACACTATCAAACTCACTGCTGTCATAGTTCCAGAACCCTGCAACTTTTTTAATCTTCAACTTGAAGTTAGCACCTTCCCATAGATCAAAAACATTTACTGGTTCTTCATCTTGGAACTCAGGTTGCATTGCTGCAAGTAT